AAGATTGCTAAAGCCATCGCGCCACAGGCGACCGCCAAAAAGGGGGGTGTGGGGGTCGCAATCTAACGCGATTTCAGCCCCTTTTTCCGGCCCCATAGGGTTCCTTTGCTCGCGCCCGGGATCGCCTGAGAGGCCTCTGAGGGCGCTCTGAGGGCGAATAAACCATGCAGGGCGCGGTCATGACGCAGGCCGTATCGCCCCTGCTCAGAGCCACGCAGTCTTGGCGCAACCAGAACAACCCCTGCGTCCTGCGTAAGTCATTGTTTTTGCAGGGAATTCCCCAAAAAAAGGGCAAAACCAGCATTTTTGTAGAATTTTGAGGGGCCGGGCGGGAGGCGGGGCCAAGACGAGGTTCTTTTTCGGAATGCGCGAAGCCGACAAGGTTAATGGTCTTTGTCGTTGAGCTCCGCCTCCACACCCAGCAGTTCGTTCAGCCGGTGCTTGATGTCTTCCTTGTTCATCTTTTGCAGGTCTGCGTTGATGTTCAGGTTCTGACTGCGGTGGATCGTCAGCCCTGCGAGCTGGTTCAACTCCTTCACTGCGCTCACCGCTGCGTTGTACGCTCCGGTCTCGAAAGCCGTCTCCGCAATGTTCCACAGCATCGCCCCGGTCTTCTGCGGCGTGATCGCGTACTTCTCTCGCAGCTCATCCTGCTTGATGCGAACCGCTCGCGTAACCTTCGGGAAGTCCTTGCCGTTGAGCATCTTGGTCGCGGCGCTTGCCGGGAATGAGAACCCAGCCCTTCGTGCCGCTTCTGTCTGCCCACACGCGCCCTCGGTGTAGTGCCAGACGAACGCTGTCTGCATGTCAGTGATCCCTGCCTCGTCGTCCGCCAAGAATGTCTTGGGTGTCTCGACTAACTGCTTGCGCTCTTTCCTTGGCCTTCCCCGTCTGGGCTTGTCGTCAGCCATCCGCTGCTCCTTAATCCATTGAACACTACCCGCGCCTCTTCCTTTGAAAGAGGCGCTTCTCTGACGCTCTCCCGCTCGTCTGAGTTCATCAACATCCATCTCCTGAAGTTGTTTTCCTCATCCGATTCCCGATCATACACGAACCTTTCCATCCGCCTTCTCCCTCGTTAGGGTACAGGGGGCAGGGTACAGCGCATCAAAACTTTTTTAAAACCTCTATGAGCACTTCCCACTGTCCATACCCATTACTATATATATATATATTTATTTTATTTAAGGTACCCTACCCTACCCTGTTAAGAACATTAAGCATTTCAAACACTTATAACATTTTAAAATAGGGTATCAATTGACGTACCCTTAGAAATCTTTGCCCCAACTGTCGCTAAACTTGTCTCCACTCCCAATTTCCACCTTCGTGTAGTCCAAGTCGTACACTTTCTTGCCATTACTTTTGCGCGGTTCCAGTCCAAACTGCGCCAGTACCCTGCTGGCATCCTTGATATCCGGCATCCTTGGTTGACTGATTCCGAGGTCTCGAAGCAGCTTTGTCATCTGAACTGGCTTGGTGTTCTTGCTCTGGAAGTGTACGTGTTCGAGGATGAGATCTTCGACGGTGCTCTGGGTGCGATAGGTCTCGTTGCTGCTCTGGAGCATCTCACGTTCCTCTGCGTTGAGATACCAGCTCTCCCTCTGGTACAGCGTCTCCTTGATCTCTGCCCACAACTGCTGCATGTCGATCCCATGGTTTGCATTGATATCGGTCACGGCGACGACCCAAAACCGTCTGTTGCCGGTGGTGTCTATCAGGAACTCGCGCTCGTTGACGCTGCCGTAGAATGCGGTTCGTCTCTGGTACGTGGTGCTGGCCCGGTCATAGGGTAGGCGCAGCTCGTCAACCTTCTTGCCCGTGAACTGCTTGAGAGAGTCTATGTCCGCCCTCTTGAACGTGCTGCCTAGCTCACCCAGCTCTGCTACCCAGTGGCTCACTACCTGCTTCACACTGTCCTTGTCATTTGGGTTGAGCGTGGCACCCTCTAATAGCCAGCCCTTCTCGTAGTCCGCCAAACGCTTAAACCAGAGGGTCTTACCCAAGCCCTGAGCGCCTTGGAAAACCAAGATGCCTTCGAGGGATACACCGTTTGGTTCAAAGGCCGCGGCCACGCAACCGATAAGCCACTTGGTCATCAGCATCTCCTTCAGCGGCTCGTTGGTGCTCTTGATCGTGCTCAAGAACTCCTGCATCCTGCTGGTGCCGTCCCATGGCCTACTCTCTATCCATTCCTTGACCGGGTTGTACTCTTTCGCCAAGAGCTTTAGGTAATCCCTGACCTTCTGGTATGGCACACCCATCTGGATGCAGCGATCTTCGATCTCGATCAGGCTCGACTCGTCGCGCATGTCTGCAATAAAGTTGCTGTGGGGTATGTTGATCTCCATCGCCTTCTTGATCACGTTGTAATGTACGCTGATCTGATTGACCGTCAGCACACCCCGGACATTGTCCTTGGTGTTCAGCATCCGACCCTTCTCGCTGGTGTTCCACTGATACTCGACCGGCACGTCAACCTTGTTCAAGTCGGGCAGTAGCTCACCCTCCAGCGCGTGGTCGTTGTAGTCACCCTTGCTCTGCGGAATCAACACCTCAGCCTGAGCACCGATCCGACGCACCACCTGAGCGGCTTTAACTGCCTCGACCTCTCCGGTCTTGGTGTCATCACAATCGGCAATGAAGACGTGCTTGGCCTCGGGAAACCATCCGCTGATTGTCTCTGCAACCGGGGATAGGTTGTATGCGTCGAAGCAGATCACGACCGGCTGGCCAAGGTCTTCGTAGTAACTCGCACCCGTGGCGTACCCCTCGACATAATTGATCGTGTGCGCGCCCCTCATCTGCTGCGGGTCGATGACGAAGAATGAACCCTTCTTCTTCGAGTGCTTCATGAAGAGCTTGCTGCCAGACTCCTCTATATACTGCAAGCCAACGACCTCAAGTTTCTTGTCCAGCATCGGGATGACCAGCCTGTTGCCGCTTTCCCTCAAACCATGGTTGGCCACGCCCTTCCTAGAAAGGTATAGATTGTCCTCACTCGCCTCGGGGTAACTTTCCCAGCGACTCTGTGCAAGCTCAGCCGCCTCCCGTTGGTTTTCCTCCAGCTCCTTGGCCTTCTCCTCGGACAGCATCCTGATCTGGGCCCTCTCCTCATCGGTCATCTTATGGTTCACCGCATTGTCAGGCTTCCACGTTGCGGTCGGCTCATCATTACTCACCGTGCGATCACCACAGCGACCGAAGGGCACGTCCTGATCCAGCCACACCTGATACCACCCGACGAGCTTCTGCTTGCCACCAACGTCCATATAGGCGCGCCCAATGTCACCACCTATGACTAACCCCTTCTTAGACTCTACCGTCATGCCATTCGACAAAAGAAAAGACTCGAACTCACCTCGCAGGTCACCACTCAATGGTCGGCTGAAGTCTTTGCTTTTGCCGTCAGTTATTTTTAATCCCATGTAAAATTCACCTTGATCACGTTTTCCCAGATGTGCATAATAGTACAACATTTTGCAAACACACAAGGAAAAACGATGGGAATCATAGCAACTGGTGGCGGCGGAACAGACTTCGAGCAAGTCCCGACTGGCACACATAACGCAATCTGCTACAAGTTGGTGGATGCTGGAACCACACTGAACGAGTATCAAGGCGAGGTGAACAAGCGTCACAACGTCTTTATCTTTTGGGAGTTACCCGAGCTTCGTATGGCGGACGATCGCCCCATGTCGATCAACTGCCAGTATACGTTAAGCCTGAATGAGCGTGCAAAACTGCGGCAACATTTACAGGCATGGCGCAACAAATCTTTTACCGAAGAAGAGTTGGCATCCTTTGACCTGACCAAGATCTTGGGCACAACGTGCAAGGTCGATGTCGGCTTAACCAGTGGCGGCAACGCCAAGGTTCAGGGTGTCTTCTGCGCCGATGGTGGGGCAAAGAAAGTTGCAACCGTCAACGATCAAGTGGTCTTTGATCTTGAAGACTACTGCAAAGAGTTTTCTGGCAATTCCGATAAAGCCAGCAAGGATGCATGCGATATCTTCGAGGAATTGCCTCGGTTTATGCAGTGGCAGATTGGCGGGTGCGACGAGCCGGGTAAAGATCATGTCGAGCCATGTTTTGAGTTGCAAGCCGCAATGAAGAAGGGTGGCACCGTTGCGCCTGATCCCGCCCCAGCTCCAGAGCCTGCTCCTAAGAAGAAGGCCAAGAAGGAAGAGCCGGTAGTGGACGACGACTTCGACGACGACATTCCGTTTTAAGGGGGCTGCAATGAAGAAGAAGATTAAGCGAAGCCGTAGATCGGTCAAGAGCGAGTTGGTCATCGACTACCTCAGTCAGTTTGGAGAGGCCAAGCCAGACGTGTTGGCGCAAGAGCTGGGCGTAAGCAAAAGCCTTGCGTATTCCAAGTTGAAGGAATGGCAAGAGGCTCAGAAGAAAGTTGCTGAGATGTTTTCCGTCGCAGTCTCTGACGGCTCAACCGCCAGCTACTATGAGCTGCCGAGCAAAGCTAGAGAGCTGCAAGACCTGATCTCACATAAGAACATGAACGCTCAGATCGGTGAGATCTTTAGGTCAACTTACCGATACGGTCAGTCGTCTCATAGCAGCGAACTGCGTGATGCTAAGAAGATTCGTTTCTACATTGACGCTGAGATCAAGCGTCTGGAGCAGTTATGAGGATTCGACAGATCATTGCTGACGCAAAGCACCCAATCTTTACCCCATATGCTGTGATGGTAGCATTCGGTATCGGATTGATTTTAGGATTCGGTTTAGGCTAAGGGTTCCATCACGGCCCTCCAACAGTGTTCCCGTCCACTGAGCCGCCCCGGCGGGACTAATTAGGAAACCCAATGGAATTCAAAGAAGGTATCTACGAAGACCTCGACTACCCCACCTATGACTCGATCCCTGCATGGAGATCTCACGACCTGACCTCAATCGCTAAGTGCCCGTTCACTTGGAAGAACCGGACGTTCAACAACTCGCCGGCGCTGCTTGAGGGTCGGGTGCAACACACCGTGTTCTTAGAGCATCACAAGTTCCTTGATGAGTTTGCGATCGAGCCGTTAGTCGATAGACGCACAAAGGCAGGCAAGCAAGAGTACGCCGAGTGGCTGGAAGATCTAGGTGACAAGACACCCTGCAAACAAGACATGTACGACATCTGCATGGAGCGACGGGAGGTTGTCTCTGACTTCATACCCGAGCCGGATCATCGGGTTGAGCTAACGCTCTGCTGGATGTGGAACGGCCAACCCTGCAAGGGAAAGCTAGACTGGCATACCGGGACAGACATCTGGGATCTCAAGACCTGCCGGGACGCTTCACCCCGTGGATTCAGGAGTGCGATCAACACATTCCGATATCACCAACAGGCTGCGTATTATCTTGCTGGTTGTCGGGCAGTTGGCCTGCCGACAGAGAAGTTCTACTTCTTGGCTCAGGAAAAGGCAGCGCCTTACCCCTACTGCGTGTACACGTTGTCGGACGAAGCCATAGCCTATGCTGACGCTCAGAATGAGCAAGCCATGGCCATTGGTATCAAGTGCCGGGAGCAAGACCTATACCTGCCATACAACCAAGAAGGCATCAAGGAGTTTGGCCTTGCTGACCTTAACTAAAGAGGAACGGGAACGAGAAGCGAAGTGGGCGGCGGATATCAAATATCATGCCGCTAGAAACGTCTGGAAGAAAAGGCACGAAGCAACGCCAAACAATCCGCCGCATCGCCGGGTAACTTGGGGGCAGTGGTTCGAGAAAAAGTTTGGCGAGAATCTTATTGAGTATGCTGAGAGAAAGGCAAAGGAAAAATCAAAGACGCCTTAGCTCTTCGCTGGCCAACCTTCCGGTTTCTCTATTGAACTTCATCGCAAGATAATCGTGTATCCTGCTCAACTCGTAGGCTCTGAGATCCTCGTCTTCTTCTCCTACAATCCTGTCGATCATCGCTAACACGCGGATGGTTGGTATGTTCGATTCTCTTTGCATAGCTTAATCCTAAGTCAAATTGTTGGCAAAAAAAAGCGGCCTAAGCCGCTTCTTTCGTTGCAAGTTATGATGTTCGTTTGACAATCAAGTAGCCGCCGCTCTTGCTAGGAGAAGGCGCCTCAACATCTATGCCAACGAAAACCTGACTGACCACGGTTGGTGCCCCAACTGATTTACTGATCATTTTTTTGCGCGGATGCTTCCTCTTCCAATGGTAAAAATTTACCTGATCATCTTTTCTGATAAGCATGACCTCGCTGACCTTCATCGCATCCAGACCCTTATACAACTGGGTCGTATCGTTTAGAATTTCGTCAACATCCAGATGTTCAATCTCACTGGTTGGCTGGTAAAGCTGTCGATCCATCTCCTCATGAGCCAGCTCTATCCCTGCCTCTAAATCTGCTTGCTGTTTAACATCTACCATTTTCCTCTCCTTTTTTTGGCCTAAGCCGTTTCTTTTAACAATTCGGTAAGAACACTTAGCACTTCACAAAGCTTTACAGTCTGCTTGTCGCTGATCTTCTTGCCCTCAAACCTAGCTTTATTGATCTTCTCAGCCAGTAGGTGAGCTGAACTGGCCAAGACCTGCGCCCTGTTTATTTCTTTCTGAAAGGGCTTAACTGCTTTTGCCATAAACTCATCGTCAGCCAGATCTTCTAAGTCTGCCGTCTCGCAGTTGACCTGAATGATCGTCCCGTTCGTTGCCGCAAAGGTCACGCCAGAACTAAGGCAGTGTTTGTTCAGGCTTCCAAAAAATACGTCAAGCCGTGGCGCGACCATGTTGATCAGGTCGCAGATATCGTCATTGCTCATCTTGTTTGCAACGTCTAAAAGTTCTTGGTGTTCCATCATCTTCTCCTTGCGGCGGCTTACGCCGCCTTCCTTGTTGCTGTTAATGTTGCATCCCCGTGCCATCCTGAGACTCGTGGCTTCCAGCCATCAACCTTTAGTTCTTCGGACCTAGCATATGCCTTGCGAATGTCTGTGAATCTTTCGTGGATTCGCTCAACCTTTTCTTCTTTAGGTGCGGGATAAAGATCTTGGCCTTGACGCTTCTCAATCAACTTCCGAAGAGAGGCAACGTGATCGGTCATTGCTTGATACTGGAGGTTGTTTTTGCGAGCAGCTCGAAACTCTTCGTCGTAGTGGTCGAGGCCGTTTAGGTCGATCAACTTCATGCCAGCAAGTTGGCCTTGAATGGAGTTGATGATTTGAGTTGTTAGCTCGTGGCTTTTCTCAATCGGAAGCTCATTCGATCCCGGGCACTCGCCTTGAAACATCCCCCAATCGACGGTGTAGCCGTGCTTAGCAATCATGCCGGTCTTGTTGTTAACCGCTTGAACAGAACCGCATACTTGGCAGGTTCCTCTGTGTGTGTGTCTTGCCATCATGTTTTCCCTTTGGTTATGGGGGCAAGCGCCCCCGACAAAAGGAATAATCGCACAATCCCGTGTCGTTGTACACACTTTTATGCAAATAAATGTAACTATTTGCAGGTCATTCCAAACTGTTGTATCTCTCGATAAGCCGCTTCTTGTCGTGCAGCCAGAAAACCAACAGGTATCGGTCGCCGCTCTCTACCGCTAGGCCACGGTGCAGGTTGGTGAAGGAAGGGAATATCAATGCGTGTCCACTGGGTAGCGGGTTCAGGATGCCGTGGCGATGAAACTCTGTGCCACCACCCTTGTACTCATCGGTGTTGAGGGGAACCACCACGCTGATGTCGGCACTCTCGTCGTGATGCCACGCACCTTTCTGCTTATCCTTGGGGTTGTAGTTTGCAATCTGGATCGAAGAAACGTCCCGGCAATCCCTGTGGTACAGCGTATTGAAGATC